GATTTAGTTTTCAATCATAGGGTAATACAGTAGCGAAGTACGCCACGTAATCCAGAAGAGAAGAAAGTGTGAAGAGGTGAGCATCTGACTTAAGATGCATCCATACTACTGGCCATGTAATATGTTTTAACCATGGTTAAAGAAAAGATAAAACAATTAAGATCCAGAATTTAATCGGATCAAAGAAGCTCAATGACGACATAGGTTCCATTAAGAAGTGTCGCACTCGAACAAGCAGTGGCTGTAGGGGATCCGGAAGCGGACCCACAAGCAATCGCAAGGCTAAAGGTTGCAGTACCTACATTACCCGAGGTGGGTAAAGAGGACCAAACCTGTCCAACAGCGATCGAACCTAAACCATAGGTTGTAGAAGCAGGACGAAACACAGCATTACCTTGCCATGTACGGGAATTTCCTATATCAACGATTTCGGGTATAAACCCAACGGTCTCAGATGTAGTATCAGCAAACCCAGCTACAAAGGTCACTCTATAGTTACCATCAGGTAGAGTAAATACTCCAGTTGATGCACTAACAGTCGTGTTAAGATTGTCAGTTGTAGCAAGAGCGTTCCAACCTGTGAGGGTTGAAGTGGTAGCACCAGTCAGGCTAAAGCCTGAACCAAGGTACCAAACTGAGGTTTGTGAAGGTCCCAAACCAACTGTCGGTGCAAGCCGAGGTCCAAATAGATGAACAGTATACTCAACATAGAGTTTACCAATTGCATTAGTATTGGACTCATTAACGGTAGAAAATTGAAATCTACCTACATCATAGTTTTTAGTATCTCCAGACATTCTATAGGTCCGGATATACTTTTTAACACCAGATGGGTGCATGAGAGAAGGAGAGAGAGTACAGACATGAGGCATCCAAACTGATCCCACAATTGAATTTGCGGTGTCAGAGGCTTGGATTTCATTACCTGGAAAAGGTTGTGTCGAGTCATAGAAGGGACACATGATGATATCACCTTGAGTAGAAGTGGCAGCAATTGGAATGTAGATTAATTTCAATTTTGCAAACTTATATTCTTGATATTGGGCGGCAATATTGGACAAAAAGGGAAAAGTATTCGCAACACCGGGATTCAACTCAATTTCAAATTGAGGAGTCCAGGATGAGGAACCATTGATAGAAATATCAATAGCTTCACGGTTGGATACAGTAACCGATTTGATACCTTTCGAATTGTGATTAGAGATCATAGGATCTGACTTCACAATGGAAGTGCCAATAG